AATAGAAGTCATATAATCACACTCCTTTACTACCCGAGTCGCTCTACGACGATTCTCGTGCGAAATAGGGCAATCTCTCCTTAAATGGTGGTGAACAGTCGTGTGATCCTTGTAATTTAACCGTTCCGCAATAAATTGTTGGGTATAACCGAGATCAGTCAAAGCAAATATAATAATTTGCCTAGCATCTACGATAAACTGCCTTCTATCTTTAGATAATAATAAATCTTTAGTTACGGCACTTTGTTGACATACCGTATCTATAACGTCTTCGACTATCATTTGTATCCTTATTCTTTAATTGTGATTGGTTATCCACAATCTACAGAAGTCGAGATATATAGTCAAGCATTTTTTTGGCTTGTAGGCGATTGTAGCTTCTTCGCCCGGTAAGCCAATCTCTTAGCAATAGGTATTTTTTGGGTAGTTCTTTAGAGTGGTAGTATCTGTGTGCGTACCAATGTGGGTCTCGTTGAACCTCACACCAGAACTCCATTGCTGATTGCTCGTCTTCAGAGGGCTTACCGTGCCCCTTTGGGGAGAGAAGCTGATAGACTCGTTCCTTGAACTTGTTTGACCACTCCACGCCCATGTAGGCGGCAACGTGCTTTGAGAAGTCCACCATAGAGTAGGGACTACCCTTGACTGTATCCTTAATTTCTTCAAGGGTCATTTTGCCTCTGGTTCAGGCTTCTCTTTTTTGATAGTCTGAATTACACCAATGATGGCTAGCATTAATGCTGCTATGGATTCGTATAGGTCAGGCTGTACGGTCACACCAATAGCACCAGCTATAGCAGTTACACCTTGATACGTTGAGGGTTCTTTTAGTCGGGATTTTAACCAAGTCCAAGTCATAGTTACGGCTCTTTTGTTAATTAAATATACTGTGAAATCAATGATAGGAACGATACGCTCCCTACTCAATACCTTTTTGCGTCTAGTTACTTCGGGCATCTTGGTTTGTTTAACGCCCTTTATCTTGCCTTGAGGTACGCTACGGTTATCTATCGTAACCGACTTTATTTTCTTTCGCCCTTGTATTGCCATTTTCCGTCCTCATCTACTTCGAATTCATGATACCGATCACCTTTGTGGTCGCAATGTATAAACTTCTGCTCTGGGTAGTAACAGATACGCTTGTAGTCGGACGCTCTAAGCTCCTCTAGCAACAGTTCCATGTTATCACACGTGTAGTCTACAGCTCCTAAACCAGTAAAGGTGTGTTCGCTAGTTCCGCTTCTACCATGCGATAATTCCCAATCTAAGGAGCGATACCCACTGTTCTGGGATACTTGTATAGGTTGACCTATCTTATGGCGTATAGGGTTAATTATGGGCTTGTGATACTTCTCTATTTTATCTACTACGTGGATTGGAACATCCACCATAACTCTATCAACCAAAAATTCTTTAATGCTAAAATAATCGCAGTACATACGCATTTTGTTAGTTAAATGATAAAATGTAGGTAGTTACAGAAGAAATATCAATACCAATAAAAAAGGGGCGTTGCTCGCACAAGCCCCCTATAAAAATATCATCAAACAAATGTTTGATTACGTATCAGGATTATCCTGAAAAAGGATAGAGGCTTTCACACCCACTATCCATGTATTAAGAGACAAATGAAAACTACTATTAATAAAATTTGTTATATATCATCATAGCAATTTCATCGTCCTTTACTCAGAACGGCAGTGCGTCTGCTGTTTGAGCTACCGGCTTAGCAGCGCCATCTTCTCGCTCTGCTACTGTTACGGTACCCTCGGTAAATACTACTCGACCATTACCGAGCCAAATTTTTTCCTGTCCACCTTCTCGTTCCTCTTTGGATTGAGACATAGCAATACTCGCATTATTGCCGAACCTAGTTTCATCGTTAATGAATACAGTAACGTTGGCATACGTTCCTTTTTTACCGGTTACTAACGATTCTTTTGGGATTTTTGTTACGTCTATAGACGCATTGATTATTGTCGCCATTTTTCTTTTGATTATATTATAGTTGAAGTTTAAATATAGATGAGTGAGTGAAGAAAGTCAATAACTAAATTTTTAGCCCTAGATCTTTATGGTGCATCATTTTAATGCGTTCATGTGTAAGCTGACCTCGCCTACTCTTCACAACCTTAACGAACACGCTCTCATAGGCGTGAACGTCACCGTCTCTCCACCCCTTTACTTTTAGATTTCCGAGTGCATCCATCAAGATAAGGGACTCAACCATGTTAGGTCGGAACACTGAGGTCATACAATGAGCCACGTTTTTGATGACTTGCGCCCATTGAGCGTCCTTGTACTTAGGTTCTAGTTGCCATCCGGATCGGTTATATTCGGATATGGTAACTTGACTAGGTACGATGACCAACACGTTGAGTTCCTTTGCTATCTGCTTTAGTATTTTGGTTACATAGTTAATCTCCAGGGTTCTTGAGTCGTATCTACCCTGGGCGTACACTTCTTGTACGTAGTCAATGACCACGAAGTCTAGACCACCCTCAATTTTTGCTAAACGGCATAGGCGTTTGATTTCGTCTATGTCATCGGTGGTATCTACGATGCGCACGTTATCAGCGTGAGCTACTGCTTGTAGGGCTAACTGAGTAGCCGTGTTTACATCGTAATCTTCCATCTGAAACCACAAACCTTGATAGCCTTGTACCGCTAACCTAGAGGCTAAGAACGTTGACCATTGGGTCTTTCCGTGTCCGGAGTCGGCTAGTATCACGTTTATATCACCCTTGTGTAGACCAACGTGCTGATACAGTTGATCGTCTATTTTTTGCTCACCGGTAACTAACTTTTCTTTTTTAGGTTGAGACTGTTCTCGCTCAAAGATTTGCGTTGGAGTAAGTGCGTCTACCGGAGTCGCTTCGTCTAGCTCACCACTTAGCTTATCTATCTGCATCATCAACTCATCCATCGTGGTGGACGGGTTATGAGCAAGCTGGGTAGCCTGGGTTAGGGACTTGGTTAGTCTTCGCCTATCAGCCGTGTCCTTCAGGATACGAGCGTACCCTTTGATGTCGTGCTCAGAGGTGCGCTGGTGCATCTGCAGTTCAAGTAGATAATCAGAATTATAGTTATCTAATTTAGCCGCTAGGGTATCCTCGTTAAAGAAGATCCCTTCTGCGTGTTGCTGACACGCTTCTAAATAAATGGGATGTAGGTTAGGGAAGTGGGTAGCGTCCGTTACGTTGAATATAAGTTCTCTATATTCTCTATTAGCGATGAGCGTACCAACCAGCACTTCCTCTAAGTGCCTTTGGTCTAATTGGCTCATAGGACTTCCTTAGCCTTAACTCGTCCGTATGGGGTTAGTGAATAGGTGGATGGGTACTTGTTATCGGAGACCATTACACCCGACTGTATCAAGCTACATATCGTTGAAAAAGTAGTCCAATACTTATCGTGACCCTCTATTTTCATCTTAGGCTCCATGTCTTTGTACGAAGCCTTGCCGTTGTCTTTTAATAATTTTAATATGGTTAATTCATTAATTGTCATCTTTTTTCTCATTAGTTTTTCTAAAATCTCTTTTGGTTACGGTTCCATTTTTGTTGAATGTATGAATGACCCAGCCTTTACGGTCGTACCAGGTCATTGCAAGGACACGAATATACCTACTAGCAAACTTCTTAGCAAAACGAATATAGGGTTTTTGTGTGGGTGGTCGGTTCGTCTTGATTTGTACGAGCCAAACGTTATACCCGTCCATGGCTATAATATCGAACCCATCAAACCTGGGCTCGTTACACGAGCAGTCTAACTCCCAGCACTTAGTGCAGAGTCCGGCGAATAGGTCTTTGGATTTTCGGAAGCGCCCTCCCAGCTCGACCTCATCCACTATCATTCCCCTATCGTGAAAAAAGTCTATGGCTTTAGTTACGGTTCTGCGTCCTTTTTGCTTGCTCATATGATAAAGAAGCCCCTACCACCACGGAGACGATGATAAGGGCTATTATTAGGGCTGGGATCATTTTCTTTTGAAGTCATCTGACTCGTCTTCAGAGAAGACCCCTTCGCTGTAGAATCCGGTTATTTGTAGCACGGCACGAGCCTTGGCTCTTTTCTCAGCGGTCTCTACCGGATAATGTGGTAGTGCGCCGCCAGCTTTCTTAGTTTTTACGGGACAGTTGTAGTGGTTAGCCGTTCCATAAGACTCTACGGTGTATACTTCACCATTTGCATCTAATTTTTCGGCAGTAGCCTTGATACAACAGTTCTCTTGTCCCTCGGTTAGTTCGGGTACAACCTCATAGGTTACCGTAATCTTGTCGTGCGCCATTATCTTCTCTACCCCGGTTCGGGTAATAATAATGAACCCTTGGTACGGGTGCTTGAAGAAGTCTTTACCGGTTAAACGGTATCGTTCTGCTAGTAATTTAAGTGTATTTTGTTCTGTGCTCATAATAATGTTATTTCATTTGCGTTTTCTAGCCCGATCAATTCGGGTGTTGGGTTTTTCTTCCATTCACCGATGCGGTACTTAATTACGTTTAGTTCCTGCATCGCATTTGTCTGTGTCATCTCGTCTAAAGAGTAGACGGCACTATTATATGGAAACTCTTTTTCTATTGCAACAAAGTAGAAGTTATACAAAGGGATTTCTAGCACGTCACAATAAAAAGCAGCTTGTAGATCGTATCTGAACTTGTAGAAGTCAGACTTAAAGGATTTGTGCGAGGCGTCCCGGCACGACTTCCAATCTATGATCGCTAGAGGCTCCTCGTTCCTTACTAAGAGACGATCAGGTCTGACTCGATACATTAGGTCAAACATATCGGGTTCGGTCGTTAAAAACGAATATTCGTCCCACACCTCATAAGGATCGTATAGGTCGTATACCCTTTTTAGTGCTTCGTTGTTCAATGTAGAGTTGTACATGTGTTGGATCCGTTCCATGTCCGCCTCGGATATAGACACTTGATTTTCACCTAGTGAACACTCAAAGTCGTTCTTATAGGTCTTGTAATCCTTGGTCATTGTAGGAGCCATGATGTCCGGTCTACGCTCCAGGATTTGTGCTATGATCTCGGCATCTTTAAAAACCTTGAAGCGCTTATGGAACGCTTGTCTATCCTCGAAGTACGTGTGCATAGCATCCCCAAACAATAAAGCCTGGCTTGGCTCAACGGGCTGAAGTGCCTTTGCAATCGAGTGCTTAGCCACGCCCTTCACGAAGCTACTAGAAACGTAGTCGGTTAGAGCGTGGTAGTCACTATTGGATAAGGATTCGTATACTTTCATTAGAATCCAAATCGTTCTTGTTCTTCGGTTTTATGGGGCTTGATCTCATATACTTCGTGCGAACTATTTTGTCGTTCAAGAAAAATAGGCACGGTTTGTAGTACATTTTGATTGCCCGTTGGATTTTTACCCGTCAACTTTTGTATTAGTTTTTCGGCAAGATCCTTACCACATACCTGCATACACCCTGCTCTATGACCCGTCACATTAAACGCTTCACCTAGTGGTTCGGGCGTACAATATACCTTTGTGTCGTTAAAGCCAAAGGATAAGGTTTCAGGTGATCCAATCTTTTTTCTACCTTTTTGATAGAAAAGAACGCTATACGCAACGGATTTTTTGCCACGCTTACCAAATAGCACGACTCCGTCTGAGGCTTTGTGTCCACCGCCACCGCCTACTTTTGTTTTTAGTGCATAGTTCCAATTAATAGACATTATATTATAAGTTATTTAAGGTTTCGATTTTTATTATGGGTTGATTAAACGATTCAAGAGCCAGCTCTAGATCTTCCACCATATCTTCTAGATCGGTGGCTATTAGACTGATTGGCACTTTAACGTATCTTACAACGATGTCTTGTTCGTCGTAAAAGACCTGGTGTATAGAGTACACCGTCTCGTCACCGGATTTCTGCGAAAGTACCCGGTAATTCCAAGTTTGTTCCATTTGTCTTGTGGTTAGATTTTTGTTGACGTTCAGCGCTATACAAGCAGATCTCGAAGGCTCGTATGTACGCCTGGGTATACTTGTCTGGGTTAGGTATGGAGCGTAATCCAGATAGGAATGCCCTCATAAAGTCTATGTGTTGTCTCATATGTATCTCGTTTCTTAATTTAAGTATTGTGGATATAATTTATAAAAAAGTATACACTATCCAAAATAATTTTTATATTCTTATTAATTATTAATAAGAGTGAGACTATAATGGAAGTTCCAAACCACACACAGATCCCTAATAGTATTATAGACGAACATATGAAGAGTCTAAGTCCGGCTCAGTTTAAAGTGCTTATCGCTATATGCCGAAAGACCATTGGGTGGCACAAGCAATCCGACTACATAAGCATATCACAGATCGTGGATCTAGCCGGGGTATCCAACAAGACCGTGATTGCTGCGGTTAGAGACTTAGAACGCCTCGGATTTATTGTTACGCAAAAGAGCAATAGAACCACCACGCACATTACCTTGAACTATAACGTAACTAGTGTACTGAGTACACCACCTAGTGGAATTACTACACCACCTAGTGGAGCTACTACACAAGTTGCTAGTGGAATTACTACACACACAAAAGAAACCCTAAAAGAAACTATATATAAAGAAAGGATGATCCCCACTCTTGATGAGGTTGTCTCTTATTTTACGAGCAATGGGTACACGGTAGAAGCC